TTTGGTGGATGCGGTGGCGGAGGAGGTGGAGACGGCGGGTCGCAGGGTTTTCGAATTATTAACCATAGCTCCCATATTATTACCCACATCAAAGCTATAATAGTTCCAAGTGCCAACAAGATCATATACTTCACTCCTTTAGTTTAATAATTCGTAAGATTGAATTGGTTCTGATGTATTATATTCGGCATGTCCGTAGGATGTTCATGGGAGGAGTATGATCATATGATGTGCGGTAACAGAGGGATTAGATTTGAATGACACTAGAAAAACTATATGCCGATTTAAGAGACGATGAAAAACAAAGGTTAATAAAGGATCTCAGAAAAGAACTGGAGATAACGGATTACGAAGTAGCCGATGATCTACGGACTTTGGGAGAAAATATAATAAACGTAATGCCGGAACTGCACATCATAAAAGATTATGACGTTAAGATTGGCTATGTTCGCAGTTATGAAGCTAAGAAGGACAAGGGAAGACAGATCAATGCAGATTGCAGGAAGGTAAACGGAACATATACAGCCTACCTTCCTTTTGATTTTATCGTCACTTTCTATGAGCCTAATGTTTACCATATGACAGAAAACCAAAAGAAGATCTTAATGTTGCATGAGTTGAGGCACATAGGTATTGGCGAGAGGGGTTTCAGGCTTGAGAATCACGATATAGAAGATTTTACGAATATATTAACTAGATTTGGCATCGATTGGAGCGGATTTAACCAAGAGGTACCAGACATCTTAGCAGAAGTAAAAGCAGGTGGTGGTGGTGGAAAAAAAGCCAAGCCAAAAGGTAACAAAAAGTAATGAATGGAAACCTCACGCCAAGCAGATTAAAATGGCCGAACTCCTATTAAATCCTGAAGATAGGCGAACAAAACAAGAGAAATGCAAAGAGGTCGACATTACCATGAAAACCTTGTGGAAATGGATGAAGGACAAGAGGTATGTGGACTATGTAAGTTCGCAGGTCGATCAATACACAAATGGTGAATTGCCTGAAGTGTGGAGGGCATTGATTAACCAATGCAAACGCGGAAACATACAGGCTATTAAATTATTCTTCGAGATGAAAGAGCTTCACCCTTCTACGAAAGACTGGTGATATCAAAAATGGCAAGAAGTAAATGGCCAAAGGTACAAGATATGTTATTGCTCGTTAGGAAATGGGCAAGAGATGGACTTACCGAGGAACAAATCTGTAAAAATCTTGGTATAAGTAAAAATACTATGAACGAGTACAAAAAACAGCACCAAGACTTTCTGAATGCCTTAAAAAAGGGGAAAGAAGTTGCAATCACCGAAATTGAGAACGCTTTATATAAACGAGCCCTAGGTTACGATTGCGAAGAAGTAAAAACTTCCATAAGAATGATCGACGGGAAGGAAACCAAATACACAGAAAAAACCAGAAAGCATATACCGCCGGATGTGGGGGCCTGTGCCATTTTGTTGAAAAATAAAGATCGTGGTAACTGGTCTGATAACCCAATGAAGTTAGATCTAGAAAGAGAGTTTTTAGAACTTCGCAAGAGAATTGAGGAGGACAAATTATTTTGATAATTCACGATGTTGATATAACTAGCATTAAGCCTTATAAAAATAATCCGAGAAATAATGACCATGCGGTTAAGAAAGTGGCCAATTCGATTAGAGAGTTTGGCTTTATCTGGCCTATTTTACTAGACAAAAACAACGAAATCGTGGCCGGACATACGCGACTGAAAGCCGCCATGGAATTAGGCATGAAGACGGTTCCTTGCACAATCGCAGAAAACTTAAGCGATGCCCAAATTAAAGCCTTCCGACTGATAGACAACAAGACGGCAGAGTTAGCGGATTGGGACGATGAATTATTAAGGCTAGAACTCGATGAGCTAGGTGGACTCAGTCTGGATTTTACCATGGAAGACTTCGGCTTTGATCTTGAGATTGAGGCCAAAGAAGTGGTCCTTGGCGAAGTTAAGGAAGATGAGTTCGACACGAATGCTGTTTTGTCCGCAATAGAAACGCCAATAAGTCAGCGTGGAGATATATGGTTATTGGGAAAACATCGTTTAATGTGTGGTGACAGCACTTCCGTGGATGACGTCAAGGTACTAATGGACGGACAGAAAGCTCGGCACGTTTTCACTGATCCACCATGGAATGTTGACTATGGCGGGAGCTCTCACCCAAGTTGGAAGCCGGATCGCCAGATAATAAATGATTCAATGAGTACAGGGGATTTCAAGAATTTCATGTTAAAAGTATTCTCAACCATGAGCGCAGTCAGCGAACCGGGCTGCATGACTTACGTTGTAATGAGTGCCCAGGAATGGGGATCCCTAATGGATGCGATGCGTGAGGCAGGCTATCACTGGTCAAGTACAATTATTTGGAGGAAGGATTCGTTGGTGCTCTCTCGAAAAGACTATCACACGCAATATGAGCCCATATGGTATGGTTGGCTTGAGGGTAGCAGCAGACTTTGCCCCTTGCTGGACCGGAAGCAAAGCGATGTGTGGGACATACCGAGACCGAAGCGTTCTGACGAGCACCCAACGATGAAGCCAATTGCACTTGTGGCAAAGGCTATAGTCAACTCAAGTCATAAAGGCGAGTTAGTGCTCGATTTGTTTGGCGGTTCGGGTACAACAATTCTCGCGGCAGAGCAAACAGGAAGAGTATGTCGCTCGATGGAACTCGACCCTAAATATACCGATGTTATAGTGAAGAGATATTATCATAATTTTCCTGAAAACGCTGGAAGTGATACCGGTGTTTTTTTAGTTCGTAATGGAGAAAAGGTAGCCTATCAAGAGGCCAATTAAATCGTTGACTTAAGCTTGATGAGGAGTGATGAATGAACCTGCCAAATACGAAAGGTGGGTTCATTCTAATGTCAAAACTGCTTATCAATCAACCGCCTCTTCAGGTTATACCTGCCTTGGCGGTCAAGATCGGCTTGAACGAGGCAATTATTCTTCAGCAGCTACATTACTGGTTAGGACGATCCGTGAACGTACGAGAAGGGCGCAAGTGGGTATACAACGATTACGGGGCTTGGCATGAGCAGTTCCCATTCTGGAGCGAAAAAACAGTTAAGCGTACCTTTCTGGCGTTGGAAAAACTAGGTATTGTTACTTCAAGACAATTCGAGAAATACACGTCTAATTATACGAAACGCAACAGGCGAAAGTGGTACACGATTGATTATGATAAATTTAAAGAATTAGAGAATGAAAAACTACCAAGAGTATCGACTAATCCCGAAAGGGACAAAGTGGGCCATTCATGCGAAGAGGACAAATTGGGCCGTTCAACGTATACAGAGACTGTTACAGAGAATACATCTGACTGGACTGCGGAAGATTGGCCTTTGATTAAAGTGCTAGGTGACGAAGGTTATGATCCGGACACTGATTCAGCGATCAAGCTAGGTCGCATAGCCAAGGATGAGCGAATCAGTTCCGATCAGCTACGCGAGGCTTTGCAAGAATTGAATAAGCAAAAAACTCATATTGATAATCCTTTCGGATGGGTTCGCTCCAAGATTCGTGAACTAAAATCTCGTGATGAGCTTTACTTTCAGCGAGTACAGAGGGTACCCAATAAACGTCCACCCCATTAAGTGCCCGACACGATAGACGCTTATGTTATTCAATCAGTTAGTAGTCGAGTAGCAGCATTGCGCGGCGTGTCGCGACACGTTTCCTTGTGTGCGGTTAATCTTCCGGTCGTGGGAGAAATGCAGCAATCGGGCTGTGCGCGACGCTTAAAAGGCCGAACAAAATTGTTCGTCTATTGATTTTAAGTCCTAAGGGGTGGTGACATTTGGCAAAATATAGTCTTTTAAAAAGTTTTTACGGAAGTATAACATGGCAAAATTTCCGGGCATTTATTATTGCCGAACGAGGTCTTGCTTGCCAGAAATGCGGTAAGATTATCAGCAATCCTATTGATTGTATTCTGCATCATACCATCGAACTTACGCCTGAGAATTTTATAGATCCGCTGATAGCCTTAAATCCTGAAAGAATACTAATGATCTGCCATGATTGCCACGATAGAGAACATCATCGTTTCGGCTATCAACCGGAGCACGGAGTCTATATTGTTTATGGTTCGCCGATGAGTGGAAAGTCATCATTGGTGAAAGAACGCATGCATCGCGGCGATCTGGTGGTAGATATGGATAGGTTGTTTTCGGCGCTATCTTTGTTGTCAAGTTATGATAAGCCTGACAATCTCCTTAAAAATGTACTTGGAATTCACAACTTACTTTTAGATAATATAAAAACAAGGTATGGAAAGTGGAATTCCGCGTGGGTCATTGGGGGTTACGCTGATCGGTATAAGCGGGAGAAGTTGGCAGAGGACTTAGGTGCAGAACTTATCTTCTGTGATGTAAGTAAAGACGAGTGCCTGAGACGTTTGGAGATAGATGAGGACAGACGTTACAGAAAGGATGAGTGGCGTGGGTATATCGAGAAGTGGTTCGAGAAGTATGTATCATAATTGTATGCGTTTCGAAAACAATTATCCCCCCCGGTACCGAAAATTCAGCCATGCCGGGAGACCGATGCATACCCATAGGAAAGACACACGCCAAGAAATTTGAAAATCTCTGGAGGTATTCCGTTTTATGTCGAAAAGCGAAGAGTATCAAAAAGAACTCGCGAAATTAACTGAGATCTTTAAGGATGTTGAGGAGCCGAAGCGACAACTTATAGCAGGTTTGATACAGGATGCTGCTTTCTTGTATGCTGAAAACTTCGTCTTGAAAAAGCAAATCACTCAGACAGGCATGGTCAAGATCCATCCCCAGCGTCCGGAGATGCAGAAGCCAATCGAGACAGCCAAGCAGTATCTAAAGAACATAAACTCATACGCAGTGGTCATTAAGACGCTAAACGGTGTGCTCATGAAGAGTGGTATTGACGATGATGAGGATTTGGATGAGTTTGAATGATGGTAAGCTTGCCACATCCTTATGAATGGAGTGAGAGTAATGGACGAAACCGAACCAGACAATGCCAGAAGACTAACGATAATCGAAAACAAAATCCATGAAGCAATTCTAAGCTCCGTCGATAAGGAAGGTGCGGACAATTACGAAGTCTCTTATGCACTAAGCAATATAGCAAATACATGGAACAGAAGGTGCCTGAGGGAAGCGATGAAAAATGACAAGTGAGGAGAAAATATGAAACTAAAAATTGATGAAATTCTTAAGACCTGCATCATGCTGAACAAAAGTACCTTAGTCCTAAAGTTTAATTGCTTAACGCACCCTAATGACATCGAAAAGATGCGCGTTGATCTACAATCGCAATGTACCGGAATAGAAGTAGTTATCCTCCCTAATGAGGTCGATGTGGCAGATGACAATATCAATACTGAAATAATATCCGAGGGCTTAAATATCGTTTGTGATGTTTCGAAAGAAGGGGATATTGAAAAAACTGCGAGTGCGCTCGGGGTATGGCTTTTAAAATAAAATATTCCCAGAAGATAGCGTGATTCTCCTTGATAAAAGGTGGTGACGCCATAGCCATGCTTGATGAATTAATGCAAATGTCGGAGATTGCAAAAGAGGCAAACGAGTAGACGGAGGAAACGAGGAGGAATAATTCATGAATGACCTATTAAAAAGAAAAGGAATCTTCACGGTAAGTCGCGAAGCTATCGAATCCGGACCAGAAGAAGTCATCGAAGCCCTAAGGGACGTATTGGTTGTACAATTAGAAAACGACTTCATGACTAATTCGATTAAATATGGCGGCTATTCAAAGCATTTTGATTTAGTCAAAGAGGGGGATCCTCCTCCGAGTTATATTGCTAGTTGCAAAAAATATAACAACGGCACCATTGCGGTAACATGGCACAGGGAAAAGGAATATACCGAGCGTGACGTGAAAGACATGTTCAAGGAGATTAACGAGGGATTAAGGAATATCAGAATAGAATATGGGCTCAAGAATCTTCGCGTTTCTGAAGGACTGGATATCGAAAAAATCGCAAGGGCAATAGCTGTAAAACTAAATGAGTGTACCGTTAATATGGATGGCAAGAGTGACTGACCTAGTTAACGGGGCAGAGTGTAACGGCACCCACTCTTTCCTTCTTGAATATATCCTGAAATGTAAATCTGGCGAAACACTAATTGGCCACGAGCTAATGCAGATGCTGGACATCCTAGTCGCCCACTTCGACAACCCCGACATAACCGTAGATTTCGAAGACGCCCATAAACGTATTCGCTTTATCGAAACCAAATGCAAACACTCGGAAGCCCCATTTGCCGGTAAACCATTTTTATTAACTCTTCGACAAAAAGCATTCATTGAAGCCTTTTATTGCTTCAAAATATTCGATCCTGAACTCAATAAGACAGTCAGGATGTATCAGGAATTCTTATTAATGATTGCCAGAAAATGCGGAAAAACCCCATTTGTCTCTGCTATGGATTTGGCAGAGTTTTTTTGTGGACCAAAAGGGAGCAAGATACTATGCTCATCGAACGACTATGAGCAAGCAGGCCTTATGTTCGATGCAATAAATGCAATGCGAGAAGAGAGCAAAAGTCTTGAACGGGTTACCCGTAAAAATATCAAAGGCATATTCTTTGGAAACCCTAAGAAGCCGAAGAAAAGCGGGAAGTTCTCTTATCAAAATAAAGGTAGTATCAGAAAGATATCTGCAAAAACAGGAGCCAAAGAAGGGAAAAATATTATCGTTGGTTCTGTCGATGAGGTGCATGAGCTAAAAGACAATTCCTCAATCATGCCGATACGCCAAGCTTTATCAACTCAGGACGAACCGATTTATGGAGAGATCACAACCGAGGGCTTCACCAATGATGGATACTTGGATGATCGCCTAAAAGATGCACGCCAAGTATTAGCGGGTGAGATTGACCGTCCGCGATGGCTCATATGGCTATACACTCAGGATAGCGAAGCCGAAATATGGCAAGATGAAAAGTCATGGGTTAAGAGCAATCCTGATCTTGGAGTCATTAAGAAATGGGGCTTCCTTCGGGGCATGATCGAAGAGGCCAAGACGAGTAAGGCAACTCGCGCGTTTGTTTTAGCTAAGGATTTCAATATCAAACAAAATAACGCAGCGGCATGGCTAACTGATGCCGAACTCACAAACGATGCCACGTTCGACCTTGAAATACTTCGAGGTTGTGCTGGTATAGGATCAGTTGACCTAGCAGAGACAACAGATCTCTTGTCCGCAAGAATGACCGTCATGCGTCCAAACGACAACCATAAGTATACATTTAGTAAATACTTTATCCCGGAAAGCAAGCTCGATAAAAGTCCTGACGGAGTTGATTATCTAGAATGGGCAAGGCAGGGATTAATCGAGATATGTCCTGGCAATGATAACGACTTCAGTTATGTGACGAATTGGTTCATCTATGTGATCAAGCAACTTGGAATCAAACCTTATAAAATCGGCTACGATACTGCGCTTGCAAAGTACTGGGTTAAGGAAATGGAGGATATGGGCTTCACCATGGAACGAGTACCACAAAAGAGAGAAGTCATGTCTACGCCTATGAAATTGCTTGAAGCAGATCTAAGGAGTAAATCAATTAACTATGGCGCAAACCCCACGGATCGATGGTGCCTGTCCAATACGGCCCTTGACATCGACAAACGTGGCTTGATTATGCCGATTAAAGTAAAAGGCAAGCCGGAGAATAGAATTGATGGATGCGTAACAATGATTATAGGTTATGCTGTTTTGATGCAGTACCGGACGGAATACATAAAGTTGGTGGGGGGATAAGGATGACGTGCATAATCGGTGTGGTTCATGAAGATAAGGTATACATGGGCGGCGACAGTGCTGGGGTTGGTGGTTACTCATTAACTCTGAGGGCAGACGAAAAGGTATTTCAAAACGGTCCATTCCTAATGGGCTTCACCACCTCATTCCGCATGGGCCAGCTACTTAGATATTCCTTATCTGTCCCGGATCATCCATGCGATTCCAAGGGGAAACCAATGGACACGTATCAATACATGGTTACGATCTTCATAAATGCTGTCAGGCAATGTTTAAAAGATGGCGGCTATGCCACAAGTGAAAAGGGCCAAGAATGGGGCGGAACCTTTCTCGTGGGTTACAGGGGAAGATTATTCATGATTCAAGACAACTACCAAGTGGCCGAGAGTATTGATAACTTCCAGTCAGTTGGATGCGGCGAAGAAATAGCCAGAGGCGCATTGTGTGTTACGCCAGACCTTCCGCCTGAGAAAAGGATAAGAATGGCACTTGAAGCGGCTGAACGATATAGCGCCGGTGTGCGTGGGCCATTTGTAATAAAGACGCTACAGGCGGTGACGCCTTGAAAAAGAAAAATATTAGAATTAAATATACTTGCTCAGATTATTGCCACCACGAACATAAGTACAAGCTTACAGCGTGGCTTTGCGGCAGAATCCAAGAGAAAATATTAACAGCTATGAGCATACTTGAGTGGTTAATAAAATGCATTGACGATATCCTTTTCCTGCTTGGAGTAATCTTTCTATCCCTAGCAGGGTTCTTAATTTATGTACCTCTTGGGTTTATGATTCTTGGCATATGTTGCGTGGCGTGTGCCCTTATTATTAACAAATCAAAGATTAATCGAACTTGAAACTAATGAGGCTCAGATAAAGTGCGGTTACAATGCCTAAGCTAAAGGAGGCGAGGCCATGGGCTTTGTCAGTATGGTTAAAGGTCTATATGCAGGCAAGAAAGCAGAAGCCGCGCAAATGGACTATGCTAATTTTCTCGAAGCCCAAATACCGATCTTTAGCCTATTTGGACAAAATATTTACTCTCATGATTTAGTCCAGAATTGCATTGACAGAATTGCAAGCGAGGTCAGCAAGCTAGATCCAACACATATACGGACGGACAACACTGGAATGCGAAATGTTGTAAATAGCAACATAAACCGTTTGCTAAGATTTGGACCAAACGAAATCATGGACACTGGGAGTTTCCTTGAGAAGATAACATGGCTGCTATTTCTGAATTATAATGCGTTCATCTACCCTGCCTTTGACGAAACTATATCCAATGGAATGTCCAATCGAACCTACACTGGCTTGTATCCCTTGCAACCAATGATCGTCGAGTTCTTGCAGGACATAACCGGGACAATGTTCCTTAGGCTTACATTTAGAAACGGAGAGCAATTCACTCTTCGTTATGACAACATCATCCACCTGCGTAAGAAATTTAGCGTCAATGCGTCGATGGGTGGCGGGATAAACGGTCAGCCGGATAACGATGCTATTCAAAAAACATTGGATGTAAATGATGTCGTAATTCAGGGCCTAGAGAAAGCGATAAGGGAAAGCTTATCAATTCGTGGGGTTGTAAAAATAAACACCTTAATGGATGACGACAAACTTAAGGCAGAGCGCAGAAGCTTTGAGGAAAAGCTCAGGCGAAACGAAGCCGGAATTATTGCGATGGACCTCAAGGGGGAATATGTTCCGATTCAGCGAGATCCGGAGATAATCGACAAGGACACTCTGGATTTTATCCAACAAAAGGTTTCGAATTACTATGGCGTGTCTATGCCGATCCTGACGGGTGATTATACAGATGCCCAATTCGAAGCCTTTTTCCAAGCGACAATTCAACCCATAATCATGAGCCTTGGCCGAAATTTCAGCCGGGTTATTTTTTCGCCCATGGAGCTGGCAGTTGGCAACGAGATTATGTTCTATCAACAAAATCTCTCCTACCTAAGCACGGCGTCTAAGCTTAACTTCCTTCAAATTGCTGGCGATCAAGGCCTTCTTACGGATAACGAAAAGCTCGAAGTTCTTGGTTACCCTCCAGTTGTAGGAGGTGATCGCGTAACCATGAGCTTGAATTACATTGACAGAAATCTAATCAGTCAATACCAAATGGGAAAGGTCAAAACCGAGGAAGCAGGAGGTTAGCCATAGTGGGCACAAAAGCAAAAAAAGATTGGCCTATTGCGGAACGCAATACACAATGGGATGGAGGAGGAGCCCATAATCGAATTTTAAAATGGGCCACGGACACAAAGGGCAATGTAGATTGGGGAAAATATGCAAGCTGTCATTTCTGGTTCGATAGTTCTGCTCCTGATCCGGATAAAGACGGCCTACCTGATCGAGTAGGTGATTACAAACTATTATTTTGTGACGTTCATGGAACAACGGTCAAGGCTGTGCCGAAAGGAATTTTTGCAGTAGCAGCTGCCCTACAAGGTTCCCGTGGTGGAGTGGATATGCCGGCAGATGATGTACCAAAGGTAAAATTAGTCGTAGAGGCTTATTACAATCGCATGGCTAAGCAATTTAATGACGATAGCATAGTTGCCCCATGGAACCAGAAATCAAAGACCTTCCGTAGAAGGATAGAGATTCAAGATTTAAGGGCATCTATGGGTTCGGGTACCGGCGATGACAATCCCGCAAACATTATTTCCGGCCATGCTGTCGTATATGGGCAAACAACCAACATAGGAAATATGTTCAACGAAGTTATTGCACCAGGGGCATTGGATAACACAGATTTATCCGATGTCTTATTTTTTGTCAATCACGAATCTGACCAAATTCCATTAGCGCGTAGTCGAAGAAACAATAAAAACTCTACATTAAGACTTACGGTTGATGACCAGGGACTCTACTTTGAGGCGACATTAGATACCGAGCATAATGACCTTGCTAGAAGTTTATTTAGCGCTGTTTCGCGCGGAGACATTTCCGGCATGTCATTTGGATTCCGAGTAAAAGATGATGAATGGACAGGGCTGGACACGAATATGCCTACCCGAACCATCAATGCGATAAGTAGAATAGGCGAAATTTCCGCTGTCAATTCCCCGGCTTACCCAGGGACTGACATAAATGCAAGTGCTCGTGATCGACAAACATGGGAAGCTGACTGGCTAGCAGTGGAGACTGCTCGTTCATCGGTAGCCCCTGAAGCGGTGGATACTGCACGATCGTCAGTGGAGACCGATAAAGACGAGCTGCAGCTATTAAAAGAAAAATTGAAATTGAGGTGAAATAACCATGAAAGATTGGTTGAAAAAAGTATTAAAACAGAAACAAGATGCTCGTGCCGTGTTGAAAGAAAAGGGCGATAAAAGTAACGACCTCGATGAAGTGCGTAGTATCAATGTGCAGGATATAGCGCTGGGCGCCGAAATAAGGGATATCGAAAGCCAACTACAGAAGGTAGAGGACGAAGAAAGGGCAGCGCAGGAGTTGGCTAATACCCAAAATGCTGCACAACAAAGCCAGCAAGTACCCGGATTTGATTCTTCGCGTCCACTGGCAGGGGATCAACAAAGAAGTGTGGTAGATCCTCTTGCCTCGACAAGTATGGGTGCAGGTGGGCAAGCTAATCCGAATCAACCCCAAGGCGAAACCCGTTCACATGGCTCCTTTGCTTATGGTGGTTTACCTAGCGGCCATAGCGAAGAAGCCCGCCAGAAGGAGCACTTCCAAAAATGCGAACAACGGGGAGCTGACCTGAAGGATCGTAAGCCAGTTGTTTTCACCGCTGAAGACTTCCCTGAGTTTCGTGCAGTAACGATTGGCGCAAGTAACCTGGTAACTCAGGCGAAGTACAGTAATATCTTGATTCCAAAGTTTAACGAAGTATCCGGAGTTATAGATGTTGTCAACGCTATTCCGATGAATGGCGGCGAAAGCTATACACAAGGTTTCGAGATCCAGTCCGGGACGGGTGACTACACGGCTGAGACGGATAGTTATGTAACCGCTGACCCGACATTCGGCTATGTGGCCATACAAAAAGCAAAGATCACCGCCTACAGTGAGTTGACTGATGAAGCCAAGAAGCTACCCAACGTCGACTATCAATCCCGCGTAGGAGCAAACATGGTTATAGCCATTCGTAAGAAGCTTGCAGCTCAAATTATGCTTGGCGGAGGGACCAATAATCAATTAACAGGCATATTTAATGCCCCAACCAATGTTATGCCTGTTGCCCTCGTAGACATTCCCATGTCGGTGATCGACGAAACCACCTTAGATCTGATTGTCTTCAGCTATGGCGGAGACGAGAACGTTGAAGGTGGACAATATCTAATCCTGAATAAAAAGGATTTAGCTGCCTTCGCTGCTGTACGTGCTACAACCGGACAAAAACTCTACAACATCACATTGAATGGCAATGTTGGTACGATTTCTTCCGACAATAGCTATGCCGTCAACTTCATAGTCAATAGCAATTGCCCTGCAATGTCGGACCCCACTGTGCCTGCCAATACCTATTGCATGGCCTATGGATCTCCAGCGGCTTACGAGCTTCCGGTATTTTCCCAAATTGAGGTTATGGAATCTATCGACTTCAAATTCCAAACTGGCCAACTTGCCTTCCGTAGCTCTATATGGTCCGGTGGTAATGTTGTCAAGTATCGCGGCTTTACAAGAATTCAGAAAGTCGCAGCGGTTTAAATTTGGCAAGGCAGGCGTGTGCCGAGATCCACGTCTGCCTACTATATGTAAGGAGTGGTCACATTGAGACAAGCAATGGGATACAAAAATATGCGACTAGAAACCGATGTAAAAGAAAAGAGTGTCGGGTGGGGATTCCTGCCCCACTTCCAGCGCACTGCTGCAGAAGCCGCAGCAGCAAGTACTACCGCCATACTGGCAGCTACAGCATTAACAGTAGCTGCGCAAGCCATCACGGTTGGTATTACAAATCCACCAGCACCACGGAGTATTCAAGTTGTCGGGGATGCCGCAGGGATGGTCGGAAATATTGTGATCACAGGAACAGCCTATGATGGTTCGGATATCACGGAAACATTAGCCATGAATGGTACGACGGTTGTTGAAGGGGCCAAGGCGTTTTCGGCCGTAACCCAAATCGAACTTCCGGCCTACACACATGGTGGAACAGATACCGTGAGTGTGGGATTCGGTAATAAGTTAGGCTTGCCTTATAAGCTATCAATAAACACTGTTCTTGCTGCTTATCTGAACGGTGTAAGGGAAGCGACTGCGGCCGCCGTTACCGTGAGCGCCACAAATATAGAAGGCAACACCATCTTACTGAACAGCGCTCTTAACGGAACCTCTGTTGATGCTTTCTTGATCGTTTAGGAGCTGATCTTATGGCAAGAAAAAGATAACACCATCCTATTCAAAGTTAATCGACCCCTGACGAAACTTGAACACGATTTATTAATGGTACGCATGGAAGAACAGGAGAGACGGATAGGTATGAAAATTATTGTAATTCCCTATTCTATTGATCTTGTTGATGGAAAAAATTAGTCTAAACAAACTTACCGCTAAATTGAGGTGGCGTTTTAAGTGAGCATACTCACTCCCCAAGAAGCTGCCATTATGCTTCGCTTACCCGATCCGGATGATTACCCGCAATTTAATATCATATTGCCCTTCGTCGACGACTTCATCAAAACGGCAACGGGCTATGATTGGGCATCAGACACAACCATAGACCCCACAGCAAAAATGTTAGCCTCTGCCCTGGCTGCGCGTTGGTTTGATGATCCTGGTCAGATGGGCGTAATTAAGGACAATGATATTGGCGTTCAAAGTCTTATCGGTCAACTCCATGGCAAGGCTGTACAGGCACAACAGGCCGCTATTCCTCCACCGGTAATCCCGGTAATTCCTTGGCCGTGGTCAATGTAAAGGTGGTGATTCAATGCGCCTAAACCTAAGTAAAAGAATAAACATTGGCACATTTAACCGCAAGATAAGTTTTATGACTTACTCTCAGGGCACGAATGAAGCAGGGGGGACAACTCTAACACCTGTCGTTTTCAAAACCACCTTAGCAGCAATGGATGTAATCGACGGTAGTGATTATTTTGAGGCGAAGAAACTCCAGGCACAGCTAACCTACATGTTTACATCTAGATATCTTCAAGGCATAACTCCTGATATGTTAGTCCAATACCAAACGAGGACATTCCTGATCCAAGACATACTCAATGTGCAGGAAAAAAACGAGTTCATGGTAGTTATAGCCGTCGAGAGGATTTTCAGAAATGGCTGATGATTTTGAAGTTAAGTTTACTGGGCTTGATGAGTTACAAATTAGGCTGGAAGAAGTTAGGACTAAGTATCCATTCAGGGAAGAAGAAATACTCTTGAAACTTGGCAAGACCTTAAAAACCATGGCAATAGCTCGAACTCCAACGGGCAAGCATAAGAAGCATTTGAAGAGTAAGTATAAATTGTCCAGCGTTTATTATGGACAGGGTGGGGCAAGTAGTATATCTTTGACGAACACAAGTCCTCTTTTTCACTTAGTCGAGAAGGGACATGTCGTCAAGAATAAGAGCGGTGGTCCAACGCTTGGATTTGCTCCAGGGGTGCACATGTTGGAAAATTCTATGCTTGAGATGGATAATGTGGTTCCAGCACTTGTGGAGACATGGCTTGATAGCGTGTTAGGTGATCTAAAATGATTACACTTGAAGAAATCTGGACAACAATCAAAAATGGTTTGGATCCATTAAATATCACCGTCTATGCGAGTGAGATCAAAGAGGGATTTTTCCGCGCTTGTTTCTTTATAAATCTGATGCCGATTAAAAGCGAAACATTCAAGCTTGATACAAGTGAAAATTTAGTAACTGTTGAGATTGTTTACTTCTCAGCCAACAAAACAGACCTCGAAAACTTGCAAATGTACGACACACTGAAGGGTATCTTCACTCCTATCCTCACCATAGGGACCAAGAAGAAGATCGTAAGAAACTACCGCGCCGAAGTCATTGACGAGCAAGATCATATCTACTCGATCAAATTCGACTTAAACTTTTACGACGAAATCGTGGATACAACTCCTGCTGCTCCGGACATGGGGACGATGACCTTAACTTTAAATCTAGGAGGGCAATAATATGGGTTTACCGAACATACAGGTAATCTTTCAATCGTTGGCAGTAAGTGCCATCGCCAGAGGTTCGAGAGGCATCGTGGCACTTGTCTTAAAAGATGCGGTCCACAATGGGGCAAACGTTTACACTGACCCGGCTACAATTCCGCAGGACTATTCAGCATACAACCTTAACCAAATCAACCTGGCGTTCATGGGCGGGGATCAGCCTCCGATCAGTTTAATTGTATACGTCGAGCCACTGGCAGCAGCGGATTACTCCGCGGCAATGACCTACCTTGAAACCGTCAAATGGGACTATGGTGCTGTTCCTGAAATCGACACGACAGACGCCGCTCTTGTCGCTACTTGGATTAAGTCGTGCAGGGATACCATGGGCATTAAGTCAAAGATGGTACTCCCGAACACTGCGGGGAATCATGAAGGTATTATCAATTTTGCAACGGATAATATCATCCTCGCAACGGGAACAGTCATGGCGATCGACTATTGCAGCCGGATTGCGGGAATTTTAGCCGGGACACCTCTCACCATGAGTGCAACATTCACTGTGTTGCCCGAGGTTAAAGACGTTCCTCACATGAGCGACACTCAATTCAGCACAAACATTAATCTAGGGCAGCTTGTGTTAATGAACGACGGTGTGAAAGTTAAAATTGCAAGGGCCGTGAACAGCCTTACAACGCTCACGACAACAAAAACGGCAGACTGGCAAAAGTGCAAAATCATTGACATCATGGATATGGAGTACAACGACATCACAACCACCTACAACGACAACTATGTAGGTAAGGTCCCGAACGATTACGACCATAAGTGTCTGCTCATAACCGCGATCAATGCCTATCTAACAGGCTTAGAGACACAGATGCTCTTAAACCCTGGGCAAAACAACGTGGGAATCGACATTGTGGCCCAAACGGCCTATCTCCAAGGTATCGGTGTCAACACGTCTGCGATGACACCTCTGCAAATCAAACAGGCGAACACAAGCACGTTTGTATTCTTGTCAGGAACAAACAGCCCTCTTGATGCAATGGAGGACTTAACCCTTAACCTATTCTTGAACTAAGGAGGTAAACCATGGACAGCTATACTGCCGATCAGGTTATCAATGGAACCTTTGGTCAAATGTGGCTAGACGGAAACCTTATGGCAGAAACTACGGCCCTCCAAGCTAAGGTAACGCTTACTAAAACAGCTGTAAATATATGCGGTAAGCTCGTGAGTGGGCAAAAGGTTACCGGGATGGAGTTAAAGGGAACCGTCAAATTAAACAAAGTAACCTCAGCCATGATTAAGGCAAACAGCGACAACATAAAGGCCGGAAAAACTCCAGAGCATACCATTATCTCTAATCTGGCCGATCCCCAAAGCTTAGGGGCTGAAAGAATCGTCCTAACGGGTGTTATGTTTGATGAATTGACTCTTGTGGACTGGGAAGCCAAGAAGAACGGTGAAGAGAGTGTGCCGTTTACGTTTATGGATTGGGATTTATTGGACGTTATCTAGTAAATCCTTTCCCTTTTTAAGGGAGGAAAACTTCATGCTGTTGTATGTAGGGAGCGTTATTGCAACTTATGCCTTGATATTCTGCATAATAGAAGAATTTAAAAAACAGGGGGAATCATCAATGAACATAGTAGAAAAATTACTTAAAATGGACGCAGGGAAGATAGAAAACCCAACTAAGGTTATTACGATAAATGCCAAAAAGCTCAAAGGTGCCATCGACTTCCCGTGTAAAGCTGTCGATGCTGAAAAATACGCTGAAATCCAAGAAGGTGCGCTCGAAATCCGCAAAGGTGACGTTAAAAAGATTAACATGTACAAGATGAAAACGTTGATAATCTTCGAGGGGTGTCCGGAAGTGTTTAAAAGTAAAGAGGTCATGAGCCATTTCGGAGTCCCTACCCCGCCAGAACTCCTCAGGAAGCTTTTGCTTAGTGGTGAGATCGACGACCTCTACAACGGCATCAATGAACTATCAGGCTACGAAAAAGATGACGAGGATGAAGAAGAAATAAAAAACTAATCAAGGAAGATGGGAACGTGCAAACCGCCTATCTTCTTTTTAGATTCAAAAACATGAGTCCCAGTGAGTACTATGATAAAAAGCCTGGCGAGAGGAAGATTCTCCGGGCTTTTATTCATTATGAGATCGAGGAGAGAAAACGTGAAAACCCTCAGGGCGGGAGATGATCAAAATGGCGCGTGTGATTGATGCCGTGATTCAACTGAGGGACCAATTTTCGGCAACGTTGAAGAATGTCAATGCCAATCTCTCGCAATTCCAGCGACAAGCCACTTATGCCGGAAGGAATATGGTGGCCGTTGGAAAGGACATGCAGAATGTAGGTAAAGCACTTACCAAGACGGTTACCGTCCCCATATTAGCGGTAGGTGCAGGCCTTTTAAAGCTTGGCCAAGATTTTCAAGATGCCGAGAACACCATACGAGTAGGAACCGGAGCCACGGGGAAGTCCCTGCAAGACCTCAACGACAGTTTTAAAAAAGTATACGGACAGGTGCCCACAACTATGGCGGATGCCAGTAAGGCTGTCGCAGACTTAAATACAAAACTTGGGATTACGGGGAAACCGCTTGAAGATTTATCTGCCCAAATGCTCAATCTCGCAAGAATAACAAAAACAGATCTTGCTACCGACATAACGGCGGCAACTCGTATGTTTCAGGATGCCGGGATCAAGCAGGAAGATTATTCGAAAGCCTTAGACTACACCTTTAAAGTAACTCAAAATACCGGGATCGGGATAGACTCCTTGCAACAACTCATGACACAGTTCGGCGGCCCATTAAGGCAGATGGGCTTTGATTGGCAGACAAGTGCCGCAATGCTTGGTAAATTTCAGAAAGAAGGTGTGAATACCGAGCTTGTAGTTGGTTCGCTCAGGATTGCGTTAGGAAAAATGGCTAAGAAGGGCGTAAGTGATCCGGCAGCAGCGCTCCAGGACATCGTAACGAAGATTAAGGCAGCAGGGACAGCTGGTAAAGCAAATGCCTTAGCCTTGGATATGTTCGGGGCCAAGGCTGGACCAGACATGGCTGCAGCAATCCGAGAAGGGCACCTGGATCTATCTGGTCTTCTACAAACCCTTAAGAATAGTCCGGATACTATTAACGATGCGGCGGCTGCCACCATGAGGATATCTGAAAAGTTTTCCTTACTGAAGCAGCAGATGGCGATAGCCTTTGAGCCCGTAGGGACAAAACTCTTGGATTCCTTTGATAAGTTAATGCCAACCATCCAAAAGGTAGCAGAGAAAGTTGCCGACTTTGCTAAGAGGCTTGCAGATATGTCACCGGCACAACAGGAAATGATTGTAAAGTTTGCCCTTGTGGCAGCTGCAGCAGGACCAGTAATCGTAATGCTTGGCAGTATAGTTCGCGGAGTAGGGGATACAATCGGACCCTTTATGAAATTATCCAAGTCAATCTCCAATGCTGGCGGCATAATGGCGTATCTTGCCGGACCAGGGGGAACAATCTTGTTGGTAATAGCTGCTATAGCTGCCTTAATAGCCATAGGGGTGCTACTTTACACTCACTGGGACGAGATAAAGAAAAAGGCGACTGAATTACACAGTGAGTTTGTCAATTTAAAGGACAATGCAATAGGTAAGGTTAAAACAGAATTCCAAAACTTAATGGATAAGGTCAAAGACGTCAAGGACACGCTCACCGATTTGAAAGACAAAGCCGTTAAGGATGCCAAAAAAATCTTTGAGGATTTCACCCAAACGTTAAAAGACCATCAAGCTGCCATAAAGACTACTGCAACTATATTGGGAACAGTATTTGCACCGGCGATAATTAAAACAGGTATTGAATCGGCGATCTCGGCTGGAAAAATAGCAGGAAGCTTCATTGCCAGTATCGCAAAAACCGGGTTAGAGGCTGTTATTGCAGCTGGTAAAGTAACTATAAGCTTCATCGCTTCAATGGCAGAGGCTGGGTTGAAAGCTGTAATAGTGGCGCCGTTAATACTTACGGGATTTGTGGCAGCCGTTATAGCTTCAGGAGTTGAAGCAGTCATATCAGCAGGTAAGATCACTGTTAGTTTTGTAGCCTCCCTTATTGAAACAGGGTCTACAGCGATTGCCACAGGAGGCATGATAACGCTAAGCTTAATTGGCTCCCTGATAGCTTACGCGGCACAAGGCTGGGCTACTGTAGCAGTAATAGCAGCTCAAACGTTAGGTTGGTTAGTGCAAAAGGGGATGATGATAGCATCAGCAACAGTATATGGCGTAATGACAGCTGCGCAATGGGCCTTAAACATAGCCATGGATGCCAATCCAATTGGAGCAGTAATTATATTAATCGGGTTACTTGTTGCCGCCGGTGTACTCTTGTACCAAAATTGGGGCACAGTTAAGCAAGTATTAAGCGATGCTTGGGTTAATATTAAAAACTCATTCACAGAGGGCATAAATTTCTGCATAGGCTTAATTGATCAATTCATAGGGACGTTAAACAAAATACCAGGGGTCAACATCCCGATATTATCAAAGATAAGTCTCGATGTTTCCGGAAACAGCACAGCTGCAGGTATGCAGGCTGGAAGAAATGCACTTGGCACAAGTTACTGGGGCGGAGGGGAAACTTGGGTAGGGGAGAATGGCCCAGAGAAGGTTACGCTGCCCAAAGGATCAAAGGTCCAAGATCATCAATCCTCTGTTAATTCCAGTGGCAAAAGTATCTCCATAGCGAAACTAGCAGATATGATCATAGTCCGAGAAGAGGCTGACATCGAAAAGATCGCCAAAGCCTTGGCGTACGAGCTGAAAAATGCAGCATTTAATATGTCCTAGTGGGAGGTGGACTCATGGAATTAGATAAAAAATGTGCCGGTCTTTCAGATAAAGATTTACATTGCATCGCTAGGCATATCCAGACTCTTGTGAAACTTTATTGGCATAAAGAATCTATGCCTCAAAAAGATTGCCAATTATGCGCCTATAGTAATAATTGCGGAGTTGATCCTTGGGATAGCTTCATTAAACTATCAGAAATAACAGGAGTAAGGATCAGTCCACATAAGGGATTTATGGCTTAACCCCTTGGGTCAAGGGGCAAATTTTATATTCGCAATTTCCATCAATACTGCATTCATTACCTAAAATTTTATACTCTGGGGAGAGTTTTCTAGGCATATGGATGACCGCATATTCAGCAATAATTGTTACTTGTTTTTCGAACCGTGGGCATTCTCCTTTAATAGCATACTTTACGGTTTCGTTAGACAGAAAATCACGCTCCTTCCGACCGGCACTTAACTTAAGATTCTATAAGATACCCACAAAACCTTCATGAAAAGTAGGGTGAGTACAATGGAATTTTGGCTTATTCAAGGTAACGACACCCTTCAACTTCCGGTCCCTCCCGCAAACTACTCCATTAAAAAAGCACTAAACAATAGCCTGCTCCTGGTTGAAGGTATGGGGGAGATAAGTTTTATCGGAAAACCAAAGTTGTCAGAGATAGCTCCTATAGAATCTTTCTTCCCTAATCATCCTTATAGCTTCTGTCAATACACCACGTTCCCGACGCCTAAAGAGTGTACGGACCTCATCGAGAAATGGATAGCAAGCGGAAATCCAATAAGATACTTGGTGACCGGGACAAGCATTAACCTACAGTGTTCTATCGAAAGCTTTGAATACGGCGAACGGGATGGCACGGGAGATGTCTATTTTACGCTGATTCTCAAGGAATATAAGACGATACCCCAAACCTGATTCGAGTTGGTGGGTGTTTAAAATGATAAAGGTTTACAGCAATTACTATGGCGGCTCGACGGATATTACTTCTTATTGTAAATCCGTTCAGTGGTCAGGCGATAAAACTCAATGCGCCAGAAGAGTTGACATAACCCTCGCCTATGCGATCTTTGATACGAACCAACCGAAGACCCAGATCAGTCCAGGGACGATCGTGTGGGTGGTGGATGATACTGCGGACGAAATATTCAGAGGAGTTGTTTTCGATAGGTCTATAAATTCTAACCAAGAATTAAAATTTACGGCCTACGATTTTCTTATTTACTTCCTAAAATCAAAGATGTCATTCAACTTTACCAATATGTCGCCCGAGGCGATCGCGGCAAAAGTGTGTGGTGAAGTCAATGTGCCAGTGGGAAATTTAGCGTCAACAGGGTTAAGTTTGGACCTTATCGCTGCAAATAAAACGCTCTATGACATCATCATGCAAGCATATTCCTTTGCATCTCTTTCAAACGGAAAACAGTATTTCCCGACTATGAGCGGCGGGAACCTGAATGTGATCGAGAAGGGCCAGAATCTTATTAATTTTACCGTGGACCCTTACGTTAATATCGACAACTCCGAATACAGCGACAATATCGACACGATGATTAATAAAGTTAAAGTCTACAAAAGCAAGGAAGACTTCACGGGTGAAATTATCGAGAACACAGACTGGCAAAACTCGTACGGGATACTCCAAAATGTTTATACCGTAAGCAAGAACAAGGACACGACTGTAGAGGCATCCCTTCTACTGAAAGGCGTGGAGCAGCAGTTAGTCACGGACGTAGTTGGGAATGTAAACGTCATAACAGGTACAGCCGTAAAGACACATATATTCTATGTTAACGTCCTTCAAGATGCCACTTGGTATGTTGATGGTGATGTTCACACATGGGAGATTGCCACAGGAAAATATACTATGCGGCTTACCCTGGAAAGCCAAAACATCATGGATCTCAAGGGCGGTAAAGTCGATGACGGTTAAGGCGGTGATCCGATGAAACCCAAAAACCCCTACTCAGACATCGTAAAAATCATGCAAGACCAAGGTGCGAAATACAACACGCCTTATATCCAATTGGGAGTCGTTATATCCCCAGATCCATTGACCATTCAGGTTGGGGATTTACAGGTTTCGAAAGACAATCTTATGGTGGCAGACTATCTCCTGCCTAACTATGCCCGGAAATACACAGCTACCGGAAACATCCAGCTCACAGAAAGTGGCAGCATCGGAGCTACAGATGGGACCGTGGTCGGACCCTACGGATCACATACCCACAATGTTATCACGACGAATCTCAACACAAATAATACCCAAAACGGAGACATTACACTTACAGACGGATTCAACGCAAACGATGTTGTGGCCTTGAGCCCGACATTGGACGGACAAACTTATATTGTATTTGCAAGGTTGGTGAGTCCATGAGCAGTATATTCCCTTCAGTAACCGCCACAATTGGAAGTGTTATTCAGACGACGATTCCAACGTCTCTCTCCCTTGCCAAAGAGTATGCATGGGATTTCGATAACAACAATTTCCTGCTACTCGATGGGAAACATCAAGCTGTAACAGGGGCAGCCGCAGTCAAAGTGTGGATCTGGAAATGCCTTAAGACTCCAAAAAACACATTCAAAGCCTACGATGGAAACTTTGGTAATGACATCGAAACCCTTTATGGGCAGGGCCTTTCCGTGGCGGCTCAGAAGTCCGAAATCGAAAGGTATCTGAAGGAAGCACTCCTTGTGAGCGCCTATATCACGGGCATTTCTGATATTAGCCTAAGCGTCGACGGTAGTCAGACCAGCTTTAGTTTTACAGCAGCCACGATCTATGGGGCGGTGAGCATAAGTGGCGTATAGCGAGACAAGCGCTGTTATTCTGGCCCGGATGATCGGGAATGTGTCCTCTGACATCGATACGACGGAGGGATCATTGACTTATGATGCCCTTTCTCCAGCGAGTATTGAACTTGCACAGCAGGAAGCAAACCTGGACCAAGTAGCAGCCATGTTCGATCTCTCAAACCTAAACGGGGATGAACTCGCCACCAGGATCAATCAACGGACAGGGCTGACTCGGATCTCAGCGACCTATGCCAATACGGCTGTCACCATAACCGGAACCGGAACGATCAATGTGGGTGATTTAGTCCAAACACCGGGAGGGATTCAGTTTAAATCCACGGTTCAACAAGCCATAACCACCTCCGGAAGCGTTAATGTCCAGGCGGTCGTTGCCGGATCGAGTGGAATGGTTCCTGCAAGTCAAATCACGCAATTTCCGGTGGCGATCTCCGGTTTGGTCAGCGTAACGAACCCAAACCCGACCATTGACGGGTTCGACGCCGAAACGGATGCAGCCCTTTTGCAGCGTTATTATGCCTATATCCAAAACCCTTCAACCGGGGGGAATATCGCTGCGTTCACCAACGCCATCAAAGGCTTTTCAGGGGTTGGCGACGTTAAAGTTTACCCTACTTGGAGTGGAAACAATACTGTGCTCCTCGTGATTATCGACGCGAACAAGCTCCCACCAAGCACAGACTTAGTGACCTCAGCGCAAACTTTTATGGACCCAGGCGTGCAGGGCCTTGGGCTTGGTGCTGCTCCTTTCGGTGCCTTTACAACCGTTGCGGGAGCCACAGCGAACACCATAACCATTGGGTTTACATCAGTAAAGGACCCGGCCTACACTGATGCCCAAAGACAAGCTAATGTACAGGCCAGCCTTACTGCTTACTTCCAATCCATCGCTTTCATCGCAAGTTCAGTGAGCTATGCCAAAATAGGGGCCACGATAGAAGCAACCGCCGGGTTCTTAGATTCTAGCGCATTACTTGTGAACGGGGGGACGGTAAACATCCCTCTGACCTATACGTCGGCTTTGACTCAAACTCCGGTCTTGGGGGTGGTGACGATTGACTAGCAGCGCTAATTTATTGAGCTACATTCCACCCTTTCTGAGCAGCACCGAAACCTTCACGGAGCTCTTTAACGCAGAAGGCCAGGAGTTTGATAATCTCGCTGCCGATGTGAGTGACATCCAGGCCCAATTCGATCTGACCACGGCAACCTGGGCCATGAACATCTACGAGAAAGAGCTCGGGATTGTAACAGACACATCCAAGTCTCTGGCTTATAGATGGAGCGTTGTGATGTCCAGGTGGCGCGGCAACGGCAATCTGACGGCAACCTTACTCGCCACGGTCTGTGATGCCTTTACGAATGGGAATGTTCAGGTAACGTTTGACGGAACAATCCACGTCAAGTTCACCAGTGTTCTCGGTGTCCCGCCGAATATGAGTGATTTGGAAGCAGCCGTGGCCCTCATCAAACCTGCTTATTTGTTCCTCGACTATTCCTATGCATACCTTCTCATAAGCAACATTGACCAGCTTATGACTATAACTATCTTGGATTCTACGCCATTAAATGAATTTGCGGGAGGTTCATAATGTCGAGCAGTACACCAAATCTCAGCCTCTTGAAAATGGACCCAACCGCAGACGGGAGCTCCACCTTCAATATTAAAACGATGTTGAATGATAATTGGGATAAGATCGATGCGGCGGTCGCTTCCGTCGAAGAAGCAACGATAGCCCCAGGTGCAGCCACAGACACGGTAATTGGTACCAGAACCGGAGACCCAACTCTCGCTAGCCCTGCCAGCACCGGCACGCTCACTCAATTGTTCGGTTGGATTATGGGAAGGATTAAAGCTATCACGGGTAAAACAAACTGGTACGATGCTCCTGACATAACCTTAGCGAGTCTTAATGCTCATAAGTCCAGACACGCTACAGGGGGAGCGGATGCCATAGCCCCAAGCGATATAGGGGCGGCTGCAGCTACAGATTTGTCTACAACAAACAGCGCTGTTACTGCGCTATCCACTACCGTAGGGACTAAGGCAAATCAGAGTGATTTGACCACGACGAACGCAACTGTTGCTGGACATTTGGCGGAAACTGCGACATCAACGCAGATTGGTCACGTGGAAATAGTAGAAACCCCAGCATCAGGCGCACCCGTTGTACCTACTAGATGTGCCTCGTTCCAGGAAACAAAAATAACAGGCACTACGGCGCAAACCGTTTTAACCTATACTCCGCAAGCTAACCACAACTTTGAGCTTAACCTATCAATCCGTGTTGTAACCGCAACTACTACCGTAACAATCTTAGTCACATATACCGATGCAGGGGGAGCGGAATCCTATTACGTGTTGAACGCTCAATCATGTGCTGTGGGGAATTATGCTTGTGTGCCGTTTGCATTTAACGCTGTAAACACAGGGGCAATCACTGTATCTGTAACCACAGGGATAGTCAATCAAGTATACGTCAGCGGCGCATTAAAGGCGGTGTAAAGAGTGACAACTAAATTAATTTTGCCCGGAACGGCAGGTCCAGGAGATGTAAGAAATACAGCATTCTTTAGCTCTGGTATTTACTACAATGCTCAAGGTACCCTAGTAGACAGAACGGGAGCAGCAGTTGTAATCACACCTAGTAGCGTTGATCAACCTTTCCCCGCTGGTATATATAGTGGAGTTGTCGGCGACGGGAAAGTGGCAGCAATAGTTGTGCCCGTGGCGAACGTGCTAACGGGCACAACTATTGCTGGGCAAGCGGGAATAATGCCGAATCAAGGCAGTCCGACATTTACGCCAACTGGATCGGCACAGTCTCTTCCAGCGGGATATTATCCGGGGGGCACAATCAGCGGTGTAACAGTTAAAGTTAAAACAGGAACCGTAACTTCGAATACAAGCACACCGTCTTTTACAAA